TGGGCCATCCGTGCCAGGTTCCGGGTCGTGTAGTCGCGCACGAGCGTAGCGTGCCACTCGTCAGCAGGCGCCGGATCGGTCAGCAGGCCGTGCGCCTTGCCCTGTACCGTGGTTCCGCTGGGGAGTCTGGTGGACATGGATCGCGTCGTCCAGTTGACCGGCGCCGCGGCGTCATCGACGTTCGCGTACTCGGCCAATTTGGAGTCGCCGCCATGGGGCTCTGGCTCGACGAATGCCCTCTCTGTGAGCGCGCGGTGTGCCGCCACGAGATCTTCGACCTTCTTCTCGATCTGCTCGGTTTTGACGGCCGCCTCATCGCCACGGGCCGAGAGTTCGACCTGTCGCGTCTGGATGGCGTTGAGGGTTTCGATTGCGTCGTTGCGGTCCATATTGTCACTCCATGTCCGCCAGCCAATCGGCCAGCGCGTCTACCCCGTTTCGGGGTGCGGGTTGTTTGATTTGAGAAGCGGCATCGGCGACTGCCATCCGCAAGCGTCCATCTAGTTCGAGCGCGCGAAGTACGATGTCGATCACATCGTCTCGGCAGAGTCCGGGGATCTCTGGTTGCGTCCCACCGGCAGCGCGGAACGCATCGCCCAAACTGCGGGCGGCCAGTGCCTCGGCCTGGACCGGTACAGATGCCGTAGACAGTTCGAGCAGTTCGGCACTTTGGATAATCATCCCGCTGGCTGCGCGCCGGGGATCGTCGGGTCCAAGTTCGGATCGCTGCTGCCATTCGATCGGCCGAAACCCCACCGAGACACCACGTGCGAACCCCGCTTTGAACTGATGCTGTGCGATTCGGCCACCCTCAACACCAACGTCCCACACGATATCCATAGCCAGCGCGGGACCGCTCTGGTGGTCTGTCAGTCGGATATTCTCACCGCGACCAATGGCTATGCCCTTGTAGTCGTGTGCCGAGAGGATCACGGGATTTCGGGCAAATGGTGCGAGATCCCATCCCTGCTGGACGATGATGTCGCCATACCGATCCGGCGTGGACGTCGAGGCGATTACCGACGTGGGCGGATCGTCGCCATCTGTTGGCGCATCCCCATCTGCGATTGACTTCTCGCTGACCAGCGGACCTGAGAGGCAACGGATCACCCCACTTCTCACTGCTGCGAATAGTAGATCGCGATCCAATTCCATAGATCTATCCCGGTTGGCTCAGGAATAGCACCCTGCCGGCCATCGCGTCAACCCAGAAGCGGCGCCGGGTCTGCTACCACATTCGACAATTGACACCGGCAATTGATGTCCTCGGACGCGATCCCGAACGTCCCAGGGGAGTCCGCACGATCGCCCGAGCTGGGGATGACGAACTGCTCATCCACCGATCGCTGCTGTCCGTCCAGTTCCAGGTGGGTATCTCGAGCGTCGGGCTGTGCCTGCCACACCTTCCTCAGCTTGACGCCGGCGGCGACGGCCTGCCGGTACCCGTTCAGCGTCCCGAGATTGACGGCACGCGTTGACTCAGTGCGAGCGATCCGCAGCGTGCGAACCGGGCCGAATGCGGTACTGGTTCGGATCGCTGCGTTGATCTGACCCACAGACCACCCGCTCTCTAGGCCCTCCTCGACGATCTTCCGGATCGCGTCGGTCTGCGTACGGGTGGCATGTACCACGAGTTTCTCCAGTTCTCGCGCCACCGCAGCACGATCGGGATCGAACTCGACAACGTCAACCGGCAACGAAGCGAGCGCCGACGACATCGCCCGGCGGTACACCAAGCGCCAGGTTCGACCGATCGACTTCCGCATCTCGGACCGTTCCTCGTTCTCTGCCTCGATGTCGGAGATCACCGGAGCCCGAACCATCACGAGCCCATCACCGTTGGCGATCGCCTTGCCGGCGAACGACTCGGATACCCGCCGCTGGTATCGCGTGCTGGCTGCCGAGAGGTACGACGCGACCGCCACTTTGATCTGGCGCTCTGCCGGCCCTTGTAGCTGCTTCTCCCACCTCAGCCACCCGTCCATCGCATCGGCCGTCATCACGCGCTGACGCACCTCACAGGCGCCGCCGTTGCGCTGTTCTGACTCCATCCCGAGCGCCATGGGGAATCCGATGTCGATCGGCTCGTCAGCGACCGGCGCACCTGCCAAACCCTCGTAGGCATAGGCATCAGACGGCGCGGCACCGGCGAGCATGTGAAGATGCGCGCGCTGGACCTGGGCGGTGCGTTCGAGTTGCAGTGCGAGCACTCCCGAGAAATCGTGCCGGATATAGATCCGCTTGCCTCGGATCTCCGGATACATCGCGGCCAGCGAGACGGTGACACCTGCATCGATGAGGCGCGCGTCGTGCTGGATGCCTCGCCAGTAGACGGCGTCCTGCTGTCGCGCCGTTGCATAGTTGGCTGTCTCGCGACCGAGGATCACCGGCGGCGTCTGGGTCGCTGCCATGATCGAGGCGATGATCTCGGAATTCAAGGCTTGGTATTCCATGTCACGCGGCGAGAGGTTCAAGAAGTCGGCTTTGACCGCGCCCGACATCACGAGCGGTCCACCCTTGGCGCTCATCGTCGCCCAGGCTGCGAGCACCTCCTTTCGCGCGTCCGGTCCCCACATGTCGCCATCGTCAGCCGGGGATAGGACGACGTCGGGCCGACCCTGACCGGCCAGCTTCATCTGGTGCCTTCTAGCTGCCATGTGGGTATTGAGCTCGTCGTTCAATGGCCGGATCACGCCCTGCCCGTACAGGCCAGCCGGTCCCGACTCCCACGATGGCGAGCGGATGTGCATCACGACGTCTGGCGCATACTTCCGCCCGGCGTCCCCCATGCTGACTTCGTACGCTGCGATCGCTCGACCGTAGCGCTGGGGCACGATCCGCACCGTCTCGGGATGCCACCGGATCAGCGAGATCGGTGGTGCGTTCTCGGTTCCGACCTTGCCCGCGTAGAAGTTGCCCGTCAGTTGCAGGTCGACCATCAACTGGCGCCTGAACTCCTCGCCGGTTGTGTCCAGGTTCGGCTGGTCCAGCAGGGTGTACAGCGGGTGGTCGGTCAGCACCTCGGCATCCGGATCGCGCTCGGGATGGCCGACGTAAATCCGGATCGGTAGTCCCGACATGTCCGCCGCTCGACGCTGGACCGTGGCGTATACGTAGCTGAACCGCGAGAACGCTGACATGCTGGCAAGCGCCGAGTACCCCGGCTGCCGCGCATAGTCGCCCTCCGAACTCGCCCCATGGTCGACAGTCTCGACGTTCGACATCGCAGCGACCGCGCGCTGAACCCATCCCCACGATCCCGGCTGGTACCACGACATTGATCACCTCGTCTGTGCACATCCTACTCTGTCGGCGATGTGATGCGCCAGAATCGCGGCAACGGCCGAAGCTCAGAGGACACGAGAAACGATAGCGGGCTCCACTGTTATGCAGAAAGTCGAACAAAGTGCTGTACATGTATATTCGACTGCGGGTAGAACAGAGTAACTCCAACAGAGGAACACCCCATGAAGCGACACACGACATTCAGCGAACTGGCGCCGAACCCGACCAGCGGGCCGCTGCGCCCCGGCGACCGCGTCGAGGACATCGACGACAACAGCGGCAACCCGACGGGCTACCGCGGCGTCGTCGCAGACGTGTATGAAGCCTCCAACCCCGGGTAGGGTAGAAGACCAACCAGAGGAGGGAACCTGTGTATGAAAGCCGGGATCAACGGGCGCGTGTGGAGGAGTGGATCAATGCACAGCCCACATGCCCCTCGCGAAAGCAAACCCAGCGGCAGTTCCCTGACGTGCTCCAAAAGCACATTAGGGCAGCCCTCCAGTCCCGAAAAGATCGGGACAAGAAAGCTGCCCTAAAGCCACCAATATGTACTCGTTGTGGGGGAGAGGTGCCCGAAGACTACGACTACGCCGTGTGCCCCGAGTCGAACTTCACCCTTCCGTGTGTGAGGCCGAGGCACTCGCCGAGATCGCACGCCTGGTAGAGCGACCTTGTGTCACGCGCTGGCCCCGGACTGGCGAGAGCGCGCCATCCGGTGGCACAGGTACCGCAAAGCGTCCATCGCGTGATCGTTCGCCTTGAGGGGCATGTCAGGCCCGTCCGTCTTCGATCGCGTGACGTGCCACACGTAGCCCTCGATCTCGCGGATGGTGTTCGCGCAGCAGTCGTGGATCAGCATCGCTGGCCGTCCTTCCGCGTTCGGCCGGATGCGCTCTGCTACCGAGTTGATGCCTGGCCTGATCGCCTTGGGTGACTTGACCGTCGAGATGTTGTGTTCTCGGGCCAGCGTCTGCCGGTCACCGCGCGCGGCGCTGTCCGCTACCCTCCAGCGCGGTTCGGGTTCGGTCCGTCCCGGGTGGAGCTGGCACGCTGGGCAGCTAGACCCGCACGGGCACCGCTCGATCTGGTTGACGTGCTCGGCGTGCTGTCGGATCGTCCAGCCCGATCGGTAGTGCTCGCGGTAGACGTGCAGCGTGTCGTCTGCCGGGTCGATCGCAGTCCATAGGATCGCCGTCGGGTTGCGCGTGCCGAAGTCCCACGCCTGATACCGCGGCCACGATACCGGGATCGGCCTCGATGGGATGACGTGCAGATCTCGCCGGAAATCCTCGTAGACGCGACCCTCCAACGTCAAGAACTCGCCGCGCGCCCGTGCTGCCCTCTCATGCGGCCCGTACTGCGCCAGGAGCGCGTCGAGGTACTCCCGGGGTATGTGCGGGTTGTCGCCGCTGTGGAGGGCATACAGGGCCGTCTGTGGCTCTGCTTGATCCAGGAACCGACGCCAGACCCAGGTGCGACCCAGTAGAGGCGTCATCGTCAGCAGCGCCCGGCCCGATCTGTCGATCAACCGCATCCGAGCTTCTTGGTAGACTGCCTCGTCGTGCTCCTCGTCGGCCCAGAACAGATCCCACGCGTCGCCCTGGAATCGACGTGCGCCGGCGTCGTTGCTCTTGAATACGATCGACCCGCCTGACGCGAAGACGACCCGGGCCTCTCCGTTGCCGTCTCGATTCATCCATCTGTGTTGTGCCGGGATGAACTCGGCGACCTTGGCACGCTGGACGCTCCGAGAGTCCGACGCGGTCAATGCAGACGCGCAGACGCGCCCCGGTCCCTCCTGGATGACGGAGACGTCGATACCATTGGCCGCGGCCCAGGCGACGACGTGCGGGTGATTCCGGCCCAGCGCGTATGCCACGGCGATCATCGCGCCGGCCGTGGTTTTGCTCGATCTGTTGCCGCCGATCAGTAGAGCAGAGGTGAGGCCCGGCGATAGCGCGCGCTGTATGGCGTCACGCTGCGACGTGCGCGGTCTGGGTCGGTGCCAGCACCGGGCCATCGCCAGCGGTGCGGCTGTGGCGAGGTGCCGCAGCGTGGCGACCGCCTGTGCGACTCTGACCAGTTCAATCGGTGAGCGCTGCATCGACACGAGCGCGGATGATGTCGCAGTACCCTGGATCTTGCTCGATGCCGATGCAGGCGAACCCCTCGCGCTCTGTGGCGATTATCGTCGTACCAGAACCGGCGAACGGTTCGAGCAC